AAACCCCATGTTGACTATAGTGGCGAAATCTTTTGCTTTGCTTAGCCTATATTCGGACATGAATAACAAAGACTTCTCTCTACAAATAGAGCTACATGAAGAGTTCATGCTCTCACTTCTTGTCCTAATGGAAAATAAAGAACAAACCAGTTCTACCATAATTCAAACTAGGTACATGTACATGCATGCTATCAATGTTAATAGGATTGATCCTTTTGTTGTTTTGTCTAAATTTCCAAAGATTCTGAGAAGCAGGCTATTGGTGTACATCATAAATGGTGTTGAGAAAGCTTTTAAGTCAATGATAGACAAGCCTCCAAAACCTATAAACAGAGATGATTCTCAAATTGATGAAAATGAAGAAGAAGAAGAAGTTCTCTTAGAAAATAGTGGCACTGAGAAACTGGATGATCTAGCAGAGAAAGCCTTGCCCAGTAAAGATTCATTCTCTGATTTGATTTCTTTCATCAGTCAGAGGCCAGTTCAAACACTAGAAGTTTGCTTAAACTTAGCTTACATAGGTGTTCTTCATGAAGTTGAAAAAGGTGAGACTATTCATGGCTTCTTGAAGATTTTCTCCAAGGTTGTGTCAGAAGAACTTAACCTGAGACAATGCGACATCAACATGATGAAACAAGACAGATCATCAGAAGCAGAAAATGTCAAATGGCCAAAAGATTACAAAAGTCATGAATTCTCAAAGGAACATATGAGGCATCTTGGTTTTCAGATGAAAATGACAATCAAGAATCAGGGCATTAGCAACGCTTCTCTAAGAGAGAAGATCATGAAAGATTTAGCATCGGTTTCCTTTGAAGAATTGGCAACTTACAAAGCTAGTGCTGAATACAAACATCTGACTGAACTAATGAAATTAAGCGAGTTTGTTCAAGAGCCTAGGAAGAAGTGTCTAGCTGCTATTTTAAAAGTTATAGATGAAGTTGGTAGTGAGACTTGTTGCCCCTTTGTCAAGATGACATTAATAGCTGACATGCTTAAGAAGTATGGAGGATTCATTGTAAATTTATTCAAGAAAATGCAGAAAACTGGGACAAGAGAGATTTTTGTATTATCCATCATGGGAAGAATCTTGATCTTGTTCTTAGAAAAGATAAGTAGATCTCTGTGTGATTTGATGCCAAATGAATACTTAACCAAAGGAGATAGAAAACTAAAAGCTATTCCGAATCATTATGCTAAGACAAGGAGGCTAAAAGGCAAGGATTTTGAAGAACAGACCAGTTCGGATTCAGCAGACGCCACAACATGGTGTCAAAGGTTCGTAATGCCAGTCTTTGGAGTTTTTTACAATGAAGCATTATCAGAGTTGCCAGAATTTTTGCCTATGATCATGAGCTGTCTCAACTTAGTGACAGGCAAAAAGCTTGAGTTGCCCGTTCAGTTGTTAGAATTGTTTGTTGACAACCCAGAAGTTTTGTCGACTGATAATGGAATGAATGAGTTGAAGAATCAGTTCTTTGGTTTGGACTCTCCTGATAATGACTTAATAGATAAACAGACTGTTTTACTGAAAAATAGAAGCAATTTTATGCAAGGAATTTTACATTATACTTCTTCTCTTGTTCATTCTTGCCATTTGAATTGGGTTAGTAACAAAACAAAGGCAGCATTTTCCAAGATCATCAAGACCAGATATCCTGAAGCAAAATTAGTGATAACAACACAATGCAGCTCGGATGATGCATCAAGAGTCATTACTGTGATATACAAGAAAGAAGATGAAACAGCTAGAGATAGTGTTGATAAATTCCTGAGATACAGCACAATTCTATTTAGAAGATCTTACCCTTTATTCACTGGCAAGATATCAGAAGAGAAATCATTATTGGGCAATAGATTCAACATAGTGGAATTTAACTCTGTGTGGTTTGTGAGAAACACAATGGTCACTCCTAGAATAAAATTTGTCGATGCTGCATGCAATCTAAGGAATGAAAATAGTACCATATCAAGGATGAGAACAGACTATAATCTTCTCAGGGACATAGTATCCAATGGAGGCTCTTTATCCCTATCAGCTGATGTTGAATATTCATGCATTTTAAATCATATGCAAACACTAGGTCTCTGTACTGATTCAGATGATTCCTGGTCAGAGCTCTCAAAATTACAAAAGCATCTAAGACATCCTGCCATGTTTTACTACACACCAAGTCACCATAGAGTTGGCCCACTGCTTGGAGTTAACTATACGATGTATTATAGAACTAACAGGGACATTAGAGCTGGATACTTAGAAGAGTTTACTAGAAGTAGATTGTTGCTAGAAGAAGATTCCACTGATTCACATTCCTTTTCAGTTCTGTTGTCAATGGGTCAGATGAAGAAATATAGGGAATTCCTCAAAGAAACAAACATACCAGATAGAGAGTATTTCCTTAATGAAATCAGGAAAAATCCTATGAGAATGACCAAAACAGAGAGATTGCCAACAGAGCAAAAATTCAGAATACAACTTAAATCTATTTTACCTGGATCAGAAAAAGCTTTCTCTCAAATAGGAGCTAGTCAAGTTCACACAGTATCAGCTTATATAAAGAGCTCTCCTTGCATTACTTTCAGGCAAGGATCTGAGATCTGGAAAACTAGCTTGCCTGGACTTTTAATGGAGTTTGAATCACTGATTTCTAGTTTGGCAACAGAACCAAATTTAGACTATCCTTTAATTCACATTTATAGAGAAGTGGAGAATTACGCTTCCTCTGTAAATTCAACTAGTAAGAGGAAATATATGGCAAGAAAAACTGTAGTCACAGCTCGAATTAGACCACAAGAGTTTTCACAGGAAATTAGCATTGTGGATTGCGTCAACACAATATGGTTTGGAGAAAAATCTAAATGTGCAATGTTCCTAATGAAATTGTCTTGGGAAGATTACAAAAAGAGAAATCTTTGGCTAACAGATACCTATGAAGAAAGCTTTGCTAGATTCAAAGAGCTAATTGAAGACTCTGATGAGATTTTGTTTTTCCAATATCTAAAAAATCTATCTGAAAAAGCATTGACTCTCTCTGTTCAAACTACAGGACCAGTTAAGAGAACATTAACTGATCAAATCAAAAGTGTGATTAGAAATGATTCTTATAAAACCAAATTTCTAAAGCCATTATCTACTAGATCAGTTTTGAACAGAGAATTAAACTCTCAACTCAAAAGAGCAGAGAATTTGCTAGTTAGATTGAAATCTTTTCCTTCACCATCAGATTTAGATAGCAAAGCTATTCTTAAAGAAATAATGTCTGATATAGACGTTCCTGAACTATCAAAGATCGATTTGAACTTAATATCTTCAGTTAAAGCCAGATACCATCCATTAATCCTGATGGCCTCTATAAGTCAATCATTAGGCATGATAGCTACTACTAAAGAAAGAGATAGTGTTCATGAGATGATTAACAAGATGTCTCTATGTAACCTTGGCATATTTGTTTCTTACGAAAAGAGTCAGATCAAGAATTCAGATGGAGATTATGTTGGATATGGTTGTGCTCAATGTGTTTCAGGTCCTGCAAGATACAAATTTCACTTTGTCGATAAAGATTTAACCATGCTTGAAACAAACAATATTAACATTGCTCATAGAAACTCTGGAGATATTGATTTTATAGCAAGGAACATATTAGGTCTTAGGGGAAGCAGAGACTCAGATTCTCCATTCGCTGATGCTATATCATTTAGAGGAGGCAGATTTCAAACAGGGAAATTCTTTGATGGCTGTCAGATCATTGAGAACAAGACAATGATCACAGAACCAAAAAGAATGATGTTATCTCTTAAGCTAAACAGAGTCGGAAATCCTGTTATCACCGGTTTTGTTGACTCATTGGAGTTTGACACCTTAGTTTTTAGACCTAAAGACCAATCTTCTGATCAATATAACATCTCAACAGGAAACGGGTACTTAGATAAATGGATAGGAAATAAACCAATAACATCTAGAGAATTCGGCTCAATGCTGAGAGATCATGTTGATATGGTGAATGAGCTAATGGTTGAGAGGCTCAGAGCTTTGAGGAAACTACCTAAGTCTAAAATTTCAAGAATGTTAAATGCTTTGGATAATCATGATCAAGCAGAAGAAATAGAAATCATAGAGGAATATAATGAAGAGAATGCTGCCTGGGATATAGATGATCAAATAGATGAACTTATAGGTGGAAACTTTGGATCATCAGATGAAGACGAATCAGAGGATGATGAGGATGAAACATCTTCTGTTCTATCAGGAAGATCTGTAGAAAGTGTTTTAAACTTTGGATTATATGATCAAGATGATTTTGGTGACATTGCAGCTGGTATGGCTGAAACAGGATGGCAAGAAAAAGGCAATTACTATAGGCAAACAACAAGATTCTTTGATGATAGTATTGACTTACTGGAAAAATTCTTTTCATGCAAGTTAGAAAAAATGGAGTTCATACCAGAGAGCAAAAAGACTTCTAATCCAGCCAAACTTATGAGATTGCTTGGAGTCCCAGATGAAGAAGACGTTGCTGAGCTACAAGGAAAAGATGACTGGGCTTACCTGTAGTTTAAACCAAATACTACATTTCGACATCAACTAGTTCTTCGATTATCGGAGAAATCCAATCTTTTGAATCCATGAGTA